GTCCCCCCGTCTCACGACGGACTTTAAGTGTTTTACTTAAAGTATCAATGGCAGAACTTGGATCTTAAGAAGAAAGAAGATAACTATCCTCCATGGACCCTATTACCTAAATCAGTCACTCAATGTTTGAATGCTACCTGATTAACTTCTTAAAGGTTAATCCCTTGCTGAGTATTTCACTCAGTTAGCAAGTTAGATCTATGGCAAGAGATCATGGGCGATAATGATAAAGGTCTTCGGGACTTAGGATTTTAGAATATCTGAAACCTCAAGGTAATAACGGTTGTTAATCGTTAAGACCATTAAGATCTAAGATTGGTTCTTTAAAGCTGAACGAAGCCAGTCTCTGTTGTGTAATCCTAATTCAGGATAACCTCGGAACTCTGGTAGCTCGTCCCAGTACTTAGGTACCTTGTCTCCAGCACGCGAAGCCATAAGTGCCAATTTATTATCCGTAGGGATTTCTCCCTTAGGACGATCAAATTGAATCTCGAAGCTTTGCGCGTACGCTTCAGCATCAGCCAACCAACGTAAAGCTACGTCTAATGTTGGTTCTTCTCGTATCGCGACGATCCGATCCGTCCACTCATCTAAGACGTCTTGAGGGTCGGTATCCCGTAACAGGATATCTTCCGCAACACTTCTTATTTGAGCTTTAAGGACCCGATCGGTTACTCGCGAACAGTCGATCAGCATGTGACAAAGCACCGTGATCTTATCATCGTAGTGGGAAACCACTCCTTTAATAAGACCATAGGCCGTCAGGTAAGCTGTCTGTGAAGCGAATGGAGCAATTTCACTTCTAACAAAAGATCTTCGTTCCTTGTAACGAGAAATGAAGTCTTCTGGTTTAAAAGTGATAAAGTCACCTTTCATTAAATGTAATATGACCTGTATAGCCTGGTTTATAGGGATATTAACCTCTTTTGGATTATATTCCTCCCCTTCTAACAAGTCGGGACCCACCAACAAGCTCAATGCAGGTATTAGCGATTTTCCTTCTAGTTTTCCTAGAAGAGATCCTAATATCCCGATCAGCCCGTGAGCGGCTCCAACTTTTAGTTGAGCTCTCATATCTGATCCAAATCTAACAAGTATAGCTTTCAAGCTTACTTGATTAATTAACAATCGTTCCCCTAGCCGTAAAGCTAGGTTGATTTTCCCTGGAAGGTTGTTCCCTTGAAGGAACTCTTTCCATGAAAAACCTGAAACATCTTGGTAACCAATCGAAGTTCTTTTGGCAAACTCGCAGACCGGTCTTTTAGGAGCGGGTATACTTTTATAAGGGTTAGTAGGAACGCCTAAAGCGTTCATAATGACCTGGTACTCGGCGGTAACAGCGTTATCAAAAATAACGATGTCATCACCTAGGACCTCATAATTGTCGTACCAAGGAGATAATCCTCTAGCTCTCACCCGTTTAGCAGCGAACTGCACTAACAAGTGATGTGTTAATGCCAACATACCCCAGGAACTAAGCGCACCCATAGGTTGACCGCATCCATATATTAGAAACTCACCGAAAGGCAAATCTGCGTCTCTAAATCGATCATCTTTTGCATAAGCCGCAGGCAGATACCAACCTCTTTTTACAAGGAGGTCTGCCCACGCCTTACCAAACCCTTCTATTTTAGTTAAAGTGTCTAAAACAGGCACTTGAGCTATTATAGGAAGGAGGTCTGTTGCCGAGGATAGATCGATAGAGTTAGCTTCATTAGCAATGACACTTTTCTCTTGACACCGTTTAAAAGCGGCATCTTGATCGAAAGTACCATCGTTAGGAAGCTTACGTAGAATTCGGAAAATTGAATCATGAAGAGGGGACAACGCTGATTGAGTCCAGATATCCGCAATTGCGAATACTCGAACTTTACCAGCAGGTTCCACCTTCAGAGCCAATTGACCACCACGTAGTGGAGTAAGTAG